GGCTAAAGCTTCAAATCTTGATCTATGCCGGCGTTTAACATAGTTTACCAGTAACCCAACGATCCACGTCATTGCAACATTGGATACATGCTGATCGAACCGTGAAGCATCCATGCCAACGGCAACGGGTCTTTTAAATTTGGCCCATTTCCGTTCAATGACCTTCCCAACCTGTCGTGAATTCAATCCCTTCATGACAGTGGTCTCCCCGAAAACCTTATCTATAGATTTAAAAATAAATTTCTCTATAGGTTTAATAAAACAACCATATTCGACGTGGAACCGAGAACTTCTAGGCTGAATAAGTCTCGGTGCAGGGTCCTTTTTCCTATGAAAAGGGATCTTCTCCGCCTTAACGAAACACTTTACAACTGCGTCTTTAGCTGTTAATGGTTCTCTAGCTAACGACTCAACTGCTCTCTCATATTCTACACGTTGTTTGCCAGTGTACGAAGAGACGAATACATCCTTGGACATTGGTTCAAACTCACGGGAACATGAGAGCAAGGCTACTCGATAGTCTTCAAGTGTATCATTAAAATGCGGCGGCTCTGGCACTCGTGGTCTCTCCCAGATACCGGGCTGATCCTGACATAATAACACCCTTTCAAGAACAGCTCTTCCTAACGTATCCACGTCGGGGTTATGCACCCCCCAATTAGCTCGGGGCGCAACACCAACAAGCCCGTAAATCCTCCTGGGCTTAACAGGCAACCCAGCTCTTACAACACGGAGGCGAGCATCAGCCAACTGGGATCTTGTACTGATGCCGCATGTATAAGCTAGGCCCCCTCATTCAGACCCAAAATGGGTCTGAATCACTCCATCCTCATTCATGTAGTCACGCTCCATAGCCTTAATGCGTGACACTACCACACTCGTACTCAACATCTCCTTAGCACCAATTTCAGCAGGCGACGGTACAAAAACAAAAGATGTAACATACGGTTCCTGCGCAACCATATGTTGTGGTCGCATCTTTCGTTCCTCCATCTGATCCCTCACCCATCTCCTAACCATCAAATAATTGGCCTCTGTGCGCTTCGGAAGGCCAAACTTAGCCTTTGCCTCATTGCACAGCCACCCAATATAATGACGGTTCGGCACAAAATTATCGGGTAAGGGATCATCCATACCTCTCCTTACCTCTCTACCATCCACTACTCTCGGGGGTAGAGGGGGGTCCACCACCACAAGCGCCGCATCCAGTACACGGTTGGCTCCTGCGATCTCCTTCTCCAAAGGTAGCCGTTTCCTCAAATACTTCACATGCTGGACAATCACTCTCACAAACGAAAGAAACCCAGCCGGAGGAAAAAGCAAATATTTCAACAGGGTAGTGCCCACCGATGCACACGACGCCCGCTTGGGTTCCAGTTTCTGTGTCCATTTCGTGGCCAGGAACACAGTAGCTAACGTTCCAAGTACCCCCGCAACAGCGTTGCATACAAGGATCGGCCTCGAAACAAACGCCCCCATACAAATGTGTGATAATGGGAAAGGGAGCAAGAGGATATCTTGGACAGAGCGGAAAACAATTGGTCTATTACCGGCGACAATTGAGACGCACCACTGTGAAGACGATTCAACAGACGGAGCAGCTCCATTTACGGATGGCATAGGTTGCTTTATGTTACGGGATTAAAG